ATATTATTTCTTTTGCTGTATCAACCCCAACGGCAAACCAAGGAGCGCGTTTCACTTTTGATATGCTCGAAGACTTAGGCCAAATAGGCCGCCCTTGACCATCAACACCTTTTCTAGTCACAGCGGTTAAAAATAGGATTTCCTAAATTTATGCCAAAATCAACATCATGTGAATTATTCGATAGGGATTTTAACCGTGAAGAAGTGGCGGAACTGTTGGGGATAACACCAAGGCGCGTCAACCAATTAACAAATGAAAATGTAATTCCTTTAAGGAAACGAGGTTGTTATGATTTGCGAACTGCCGTTGCTGGTTACACAAAATTCTTGAAAGAACGTAACGACGCTGCTGAGGCTAAGGCAAAAACACGGATGCATGAGGCCAAAGCAGACCTTGCCGAAATGGATGCAGCAACACGCAAGGGGGAATTGGTTGAAGTTGATGAGGTCAAAAAAGAATGGGGTAATATTCTTAAAATTATACAAAGCCATGTTTTAAACATAGGCCCTAAGATTGCCCCCCTTGTTGAAGGCATGGACGATGCCCGTAAAATCAGCCATATTATTGTAAATGAATGTCGTGAATTTTTAACGGATTTATCAGATGAACTTAAAACAAATTCGGAATGAAGTTGTAGACCTTTTACGACCACCCCCTGACATGACCGTGAGCGAATGGGCCGACGCCGAAAGAGTGTTGACCAGTGAAGCCTCTGCTGAAACAGGACGCTGGAAAACATCAAGGGCTGAATATCAAAGGGGCATAATGGATGCTTTTTCAGATCCAGACGTTCAAAAAGTTGTTGTCATGTTTGGTTCTCAAATGGGGAAAACAGAAATCATTCTAAATATTTGTGGCTATCATATTCAACACGATCCATCCCCAATTTTAATAGTGCAGCCAACAATTCTAATGGGCGAGGCTTGGTCAAAAGATCGGTTTGCCCCTATGCTCGAAGCTACTAAGGGCTTGAAGGGTTTGGTTAGTGACGCCCGGTCAAGGGATAGCGGCAACACCATTAAACACAAAACTTTTCCAGGTGGTCACATAACTATTGCAGGTGCTAATAGTGCGGCAAGTTTAGCTTCGCGCCCTGTTCGCATTGTTCTTTTGGATGAAGTTGATCGTTATCCCTATAGCGCAGGGACAGAGGGCAGCCCATGTGATTTAGCAATTGCCCGTGCGGAAAACTTTTTTAATCGTGTCATTGGATTGTTCAGCACACCAACCACCAAAGACGAAAGTGTAATTGAAGATGAATATGAACAAAGTGACAAGCGACGGCTTCATGTTAATTGTAAAGACTGTAACGAACCCCAACAATTAAAATGGCAGAACGTTCATTGGGAAAAAGACAAACCTGAAACCGCCCACATGATTTGTGAACATTGTGGATCTATTTGGTCTGACGGTGATCGTATCAATGCAATTCGAACAGGAGAATGGATAGCAACGGCACCGTTCAAAGGCATAGCAGGATTTAAAGAAGGCAAGCTTTGTTCCCCATGGGTAAGGTTGGCAAAGTTTGTTTCTGATTTTCTCAAGGCGAAAAAGGATCCTGCAAAATTAAAGGTGTGGACTAACACGGGATTGGCTGAAACTTGGGAGGACAAGGGCCGTACTGTTGAGGCAGATAGTATATTAAACCGTCGTGAAGCCTATGATAAAAATATGATCCCTGATGACATTGTTTTAATTACTGCCGGGGTTGATATTCAAAGCGATAGGATAGAAGCTGAGGCCGTTGGATGGGGCATGGATGAGGAAAGCTGGGGTGTTGATTATCAAATTTTCCGTGGTGATCCAACACAAAAAGAAGTATGGGAAGAACTTGACGAATGGCTTCTAACTAAATTTGTGACTGAAAATGGTCGCAAGATGGTTATTGAATCCTGTTGTGTTGATAGGGGTTATTTAACTGATTATGTTGATCGGTTTTGTGGTGGTCGAAAGCGCCGCAGGGTATGGGCGACTAAAGGTGTTGATGGTCAAGGGCGGCCTATTTGGCCTAAGTCTTCGAGCATATCAAAAGTGAAACGCGCTCCTTGGTTTGCCGTTGGGGTTGATACAGCAAAAGAAATAATATACAATCGCTTGAAATTGGTAACAGACTTTGGGCCCGGATATATGCATTTCCCTGCTGATTACGATGACGAATATTTTAGACAGTTGACAGCAGAAAAATTAATTATTAAGAAAGTCAAAGGTCGTAAAACAAAGTTGTGGGTTCCAAAGCGTGAAAGAAATGAAGCCCTTGATTGCCGGGTTTTAGCAATGGCCGCCAAACATGGTCGCAATATTGATGTTAATAAAAGGGCTGATAAGTTGTTAAATATTTCAGAAAGCCCCGTTGAAGATTTAGAACCAGTTGAGGTTCAAGCGCCTACTCGAAGAACATTGCCACGCCGGCCCAAACGTCAAAGCGGATTCGTCCAGGGGTTTAAATGACACAAGAAATTTTAGCACAAGAACCGCAAAAGATTACAGCGGGTGACACTGTAAAATTCCATTCTCTTATTGATATAGCTACGTTCCCAGATCCCCAGTGGACAGTGAAATATAAAGTTATTGGCACCACTAATTTCAAAGAAGTTACTGCCACGGTTGACGGTGATAAATTTCTTGTTACTTTTACGGCTGCAGAGACAACACTTTTTGTTGAAGAATGTTCAAGGCTTGTTGGGACCGTGGAAAATGGAACCGAACGTTTTACACTTTATGATGATTCACTTGAGGTCATTACTGATTTAGGCGTGGCAACTGGACCCGTTGATACCCGAACATATGCCAAACAAGTTCTTGATGCGATCGATGCTGTGATATTAGGCAGGGCTTCCAAGGATCAAGAAAGCTATTCCATTGATGGACGGACATTAAATCGCACAGCCTTAGCCGATTTGTTAGCCCTTCAAGATAAATATAAAGCTGTTGTTGTTAGTGAAGAACGCGCTGAAAAAGTAAAACAGGGTTTATCTACAGGCTCTAAAATTGGGGTGGTATTTGTAAGATGAATTTTTTTAAACGCTTCGCCCAGTATGTTATCAATAGAACTCATAATGCATTGAATGGTGGTTCAACTAATAATGCTTTCCAAGGGTCTAACACCGGCCGGTTATTCAATGATTGGATTGTTGGAAAATCAAATATCAATGAAGATTTAAAAGCTGATCTTTGTACCCTCCAAACACGTTCCCGCGATCTTGAAAGAAACAATCCTTACGCTAAACGTTTTTTTAATATGGTTTCAACTAATGTTGTAGGACCGCGCGGTATTCGTTTACAAATGAAAATTAAAAATGCATCAGGTGATTTTGACAAAGGGGCTAATGATAAAATTGAAACAGCATGGAAAGAATGGGGTAGGCTTGGTATCACTACCATGGATGGCCGCAAAGGGTGGCGTGACGTTGAAAACCTTGTTATTAAAACTGTTGCAAAAGATGGAGAATCTATTGTTAGAATGATTAAAGGCCCACAGGCTAGAAATGATTTTAACTTTGCTATTCAAGTTTTAAATGTTGATTTGTTGGATATTAATTATAATATACCTAATCAAAATATTATCATGGGTGTGGAAACCGATAACTGGGGCCGCCCTATTGCTTATTGGATGTGGCAACGTGACCCAAATTCATTCGCTTCTACTGGAAATGACAGAATACGTATCCCTGCTGAAGAAATAATTCATTTATTTTTGGATAATGTAACCGGTCAAATGAGGGGTATTCCATGGGTAACCCCGGCCATGGCTAGTTTGAGACAGCTTGACAAATATATGGAAGCCGAGGTTGTAGCCGCCCGCGTTGGTGCGTCGAAAATGGGTTTCTTTTCAACTCCTACCGGTGAAAGTAATCAATTTGATCAAGAAGATTCTGATGGTAATTTACTTACGGAAGCAAGCCCTGGGCAATTTGAAACCTTACCGGCCGATACTACCTTTACACCTTTTGATCCACAACACCCAACAAGTGCTTTTGAAATGTTTGTAAAGACTAATCTTCGTGCAATTTCATCAGCTCTGTGTGTCATTTATCCAACTTTAGCCAATGATTTGGAAGGTGTAAATTTCTCAAGTATTAGGCATGGGGCACTTGAAGAACGTGATGAATGGCGTTGCCTTCAAAGGTGGTTCAGTGAACACCTACATGAAATAATCTTTCAAGAATGGTTAAAATTTGCTATGGTATCAGGGAAAATTGCATTGCCAATGTCACGAATTGATAAGTTTACAGCGACATCATGGCAGCCTAGAGGGTGGCAATGGGTTGATCCTAAGAAGGATGCAGAGGCAAATAATCTTATGTTTGCGGCCGGTGTTAAATCAAGACAACAAGCCGCCGCTGAATTAGGCAATAATTTTAGTGATGTAACTGATGAATTACAGGTTGAAAACCAAATTTTAGAAGAAAAAGATTTAAAATCTAACGGTGAAGGGTCTGAAAATGGCGAAGAAACCAATGAAAACGAAGACAATTCAGAAGAAAACGAAGACTAGCACCCTTTATAGGAGCTTACATCTTGACGATTTCGAAGAATTGGACGAAGAAAAAAGAACTTTTGAGTTTTCTTTTTCTTCCGAAGCCCCGGTTGAACGCTTTATAATGGGTGAAATGGGTGATGAAGTCCTAGATCATGACCCTAAAAGCGTTAGAATGGAATTTATGGGGTCGGGCAATGCGCCCTTCCTTATGGATCACGACATGGGAAACCAAGTCGGTGTGATTGAAAGTGCAACAATTGATGGCTCTGCTAGGCGCGGAACCGCAATCGTTCGATTAGGAAAGAGCGATCGTGCGGAGGAGTTACTCCAAGACATTAAAGGTGGCATTCGAAAAAATATCTCTTTTGGTTATCGTGTACATAAATTTGTACAGGAAGAAGAAGGGGATAAAACTGTTTTCAGGGCTTCCGATTGGGAACCCTTTGAGATTTCATCAGTAAGCGTACCGGCTGATACAAGTATTGGTATTGGTCGCGCTGATGGTGAAGAAATTGAAACAATTATTGAATATAAGGAGGCAGTAATGCCAGAAGAAGTAAAAGATGAAGGCCAAGATACCGGCCAAACCCGCGCCACAGTTACAGAAACTGTACCAGCGGAACCAAAAGTTGATGTGAAAAAAGTTGCTGGTGATGCTGTTACCCAAGAACGTACCCGTTCAAAGGAAATTACAGCCCTTGGTGCACAGTTTAACCTTCGTGAATTGGCTGATAAGGCTATTGCAGATGGGGCATCACTTGATCAATTCCGTACAATTGTATTGACAGAAACAAAGCCACAAGCAGAATTGCAAGATAAATCAGGCAATGTTGACATGAGCGAAAAACAAGAGAAAGAATATTCTCTTTTCAAAGCCGTTCAAGCTGTTGATACTGGTGATTGGAGCAAGGCAGGATTTGAGCGTGAAATCAGCGATCAAATTGCCCAACAAGTTGGACATAATGCCCGTAGTTTTTTCCTACCAAAAAATCTAAATTGGACTGGCAAACGTGACATTACTGTTGCTGGTGATGGTGAGCTTGTTGGTACTGATCACCGCGGCGATTTGTTTATTGATGCTTTACGCGATCAATTAGTTGTTGCTCGTGCAGGTGCTAGGATTTTGACCGGCCTTGTTGGTGATGTATCAATTCCAGCGCAAAACGCTGTAACTAATGTGTTCTGGGTTGCTGAAAATACAGCACCTACAGAAGGCGCGCCAACTTATCGCAATGTAACCCTATCCCCTAAAACCATTGCGGCCTTTGTTGACATATCCCGTAAATTGATGTTGCAATCTAATCCATCAATTGAAGCAATTATTCGTGAAGATTTATTCAACGGTATTGTTCGGGACTTGGATCAGAAATCCTTACAAGGTGGTGGCACTAATGAGCCAACAGGTATCTTGACCACTTCAGGTATTGGCGACGTTGCCATTGCCTCAGATGGTGGAGCCGTTACGTGGGATACAGTTGTTGATTTGCAAGGTGATGTAGACTCAGGGAATGCTCTTGAAGGTTCATTGAACTATGTTGGTTCTGCTTTGGTTCGGGCGGCTCTTATGAAAAAACCACGTGTTTCAGGAACAGATAGCCGGTTTATTATGGATCAAAGTAATGAATTAATTGGCCATCCATTCCTGGGTACTAACCTAATGCCTGACGATTTGACCAAGGGCGCAGGGACCGCACTATCAGCCCTTATTTTTGGCAACTTTAATGATCTTCTTATTGGTCATTGGGGCGCTTTGGATATTATGGTTGATCGTAATAGCCTTTCCACAGTTGGCGGCCTACGCATCACAGCATTTCAAGATATTGATGTTGCTGTTCGTCATGCTGAAAGCTTCTCAGCTTCTCAGGATATTGACACAACCGCTTAATCATTATAGGGCTGGTTAACGCTGGCCCTATTTCTTTAAATTAATGGAGTTAAAAATGAAAATATTTATGACTAAAGGAACTGTTGTCAGCCAAAAACCTCGCGTTGTTGGTTCCACAGTATCTTGCGAAACAGATGAAGGGAAATATATTATCTCTCTTGGTCGTGCAATTGATGCATCAGATAAAGATGCCGTTGCTAAAGCAAAATCAAAAAATAAAAAGTGATTTATCAATGGGTGTTCATCCTTTCAGACAAGAGTTGAATGATAATGATCACTGGTTAAGTGACCATCCATTATATAATAAACATCAGGGCCGCCCCGCTGTAATTTTAGGGGGCGGTTCTTCTGCTTTAGATGATCTTAAAAAAGCCCCAAGTGATGCCGTAATTTTTGGCATAAACCACCACGCCACACAGTTTGTTGATTGTGATTATATCGTATTTAATGATAAACCCATGGCTGAATTGGTGAAAGATTTTAAAGGCGTTAAGCTTTCCATACATGAACACCTAAGCGAATATGATCTTAGAATGGGCCCAAGGTTGGGTAACAGTTCATCCCAGGCTTGTTGGGCTGCTTGGTTAATGGGTTGTGACCCAATTATTTTAGCTGGCATTGATTGTTACACGGGGAAAAAGATTTACTGTCATGATTATGAAGATCATCAACTCCCAAAGATTTGGCCCTTGCAAAATTATCTAAATTCATGGATTGTTGCAAAAGACGCTTGCCCCGGTGTGGATTTTTTCGCATTAAGTGGGCCCCTAGTTTATCTTTTCGGAGGTATTGAGTATGGCCGTTGAAGATGATGATGATCGTTTAGCTTTATTAGCTGATTTTGGACAGGTAGCACTTCTTGCCCCTAAAGCTACACCTGCGAACATAACAACAATAACAGGAATTTTTGATAATAAATTCATTGAGGCCGGAGGTTTTGGCATTGAACGACCGCTTGAGTCAAGGGAGCCCGTTATTAATTGTAGAACCAGTGACGTTTCAACATTTGTTAGGGGTGATTTATTAGAAACTGGTGGAATAAATTACACTATGGAAACCTTTGAACAAGATGGCACCGGTTTTACAAACATAATATTGCAGGTGGTTTAATGTCACATTTAAGACAGCAGATAAGAGAAGCCATTGTCACTGACTTAGGGACGCTCTCAAGCCCTACCTTAACGGTATTTGATACCCCACCACGTGCAACACCACCTAATTCATTCCCTGCCGCTTTGGTGTTTTCCGGTGATGAAACAATTGATTATATTTCAAAGACTTTAGGCACGAGAACACAAGAAAGAATTTTAACCGTTTCTATTGATTTGCAGGTTGAACAAAATACAGGTTTTGCAGGTCAATTAGATACCATTGCCGTTGAAATAGAAATTAAATTCGCTGGCAGTCGTTTAGGTGGATTGATTAAAAAAATGAACCTTGCAAGCATTTCAACTGCCACGACTGGGGAAGGCGAAAAAACTATTGCAACCGCAAAACTTGTTTATTTGGTAAATTATACTATAATCGAAAACGATCCGGAGAATCCAGCATGACCAGAACTGTACAAATGTTTCATCCTAATGATAAAAATAATTCTATTTCCGTCCTTATTGGAAAGTTGGAATATATGGAATCAATCGGCTGGAAAAAAGTTAAAACTGAAACCAAGAAAGGAGCCAAGTGATGGCTACACATACAGGTGATGAAGGCTCTGTTGCAATTGGTGCAAATACCATTGCTGAAGTAATGTCTTTCACATTAAACGAAAACATTGAGCTTTTGGACGATAGCGCCAAGGGTGATGTATCAAAAACCCATTTGAATGGTAAAAAAGATTGGGATGGTACAATTGAATCCCATTTTGATGAAAGCGATACACTAGGTCAATCTGCTATGACTGTTGGCGCTTCTGTTACCTTGAATTTATTCTTGCACGGTGAAGCAACCGGTGACACTCAATTCACAGGTACAGCAACAATCAATTCAGTTTCTTTCGATAGCCCAGAAGATGGTATTGTTGGTGCTAATTTTACATTCACGGGGAACGGCGACTTGACCCGTACTGTGGTGTAAGAAATGAGTATTATTGATAAAGTCGTTGATCATTATGAAAGCTTAGAACAAACAGTTATTTCTGTTCCTGAATGGGAAACAACGGTTTATATCGACCCTATTACCGTTAAATCTATGGGCCGGATTGCTCATAAAATACAAAGCGGCGATATTTCAGCAATGGTTGATTTTGTTATTAAATTTTCTTTGGATGATAAAGGTAAACCACTTTTTGATTTAAAAGATAAACCTATTTTAATACGAAAAGGTGAGGTCCATATATTAGATCGTATTGTTTCTGCTGCCATGGAAGTCCCTGATGAAGTGGACGCGGTAAAAAACTAAGAAAATCCCCTGATGTGTTAAATAAATATGTGTTGGGGGAGTTTTTACACAAGACAATATCAGAAATAGACGAAATGCCATTTGTGGAATTTCGTGAATGGATGGCATATATTAAAATAAGGAATGAGAAATAATGGCCTTAAAAAGTTTAAGTTTTAAAATCAAGGCCATTGATGCCACTAAGAAAGCCTTCAAATCTATTGGTTCCGGTGTCAAAAAGATTGCCGGGGCCATTTTCTCACTTAAATCCGCCCTTGTGGGTATTCTTTCCATTGGGGCCCTGGGTTTAATTACCAAACAATCATTAGATGCGACTGATAACCTAGCTAAAATGTCGCGGGTGTTGGGTATATCTGTCAAAGAACTGGCAGCCTTTCAATTGGCCGCTGAATTAGGGGGCATGTCCTTAGAAGGATTTGCAAAAGCTTCAAAAGCCGTTTCCAAAAATGTATTTGATTTTGTTATTCGTGGCACTGGTGAAGCCGCTGATGCCTTTAATCAATTGGGTATTTCAGCAAGTGACCTTAGACCAATCATGAATGATCAATTTGCAGTTATGGGCCTTCTATCAGACAGATTAAAAGAAATGGAAAACGGCGCAATTAAAACGGCTGTTGCTGTTAAATTGTTTGGGTCCCGTGGTGCTGATATGTTGAATGCATTGGCCGGGGGTTCTGAATTTCTTAAAAGTGTAACCCGTGAGGTTGAATTGTTTGGTACTGCCCTAAGTGACAGGGCCGTTAGGGGTGTCGAAGAAGCTAATGATGCGATGACAAGACTTTCATTCTTTATTCGCGGTGTAAGAGATAACTTAGTTTCTGCTTTTGCCCCTGCAATAACCTTTGTTGTTGATTTAATTCGCAATAAATTCATCGGTGCCTTAGATGATTCAGGTTTGACTGTTGCCGCTTGGTCAACGCAAGTTGTACTTTCAGTTGTTAAAATGGTAAGGGAAGCAAATGTTGCAATTGGTATCTTTGTTCTTAATACATCAGCAAATTTTAAAAAATTATCATTTCTTCCTCAAAGTGTGAGAGATAGTTTTGAAAAAATGGCGGTAGGGTTTACTGATGGATCATTGGTTGTTGATAAGGTGTTAAGCGACACAATTAAAACTATGCAACGGTGGTCATTGGAAGCTGGAAAAGCCTCTAATAGTGTTGCTGATAGTTCTGGTGAAAATTCTAAGAAAACATCTAAGGCTTGGCTTGCAGGGTTTGGTATGATTCAGGCAGCCGGTAAAACAATGACTACAACCCTTGAAGATAGCCTTGCCAATTTCTTCTTAACTGGGAAACTTGGGGTTAAGTCATTTGCCAAGGCTATGCTTGCACAATTTGCCAAGATCATGGCCTCTAAATTTATTGCTTCATTATTTGGAGGCGGTGATGCTTCAGGTTTCTTTGGTAAAATATTTGGTGCTGCGGCTGGTGTGACTAAGGTTCCAGGTAAAGCTTCAGGTGGTCTTGTTTCCGCTGGTATACCTATTGTTGTTGGTGAAAAGGGCCCCGAGGTGATGATACCGCGCAATAATGGGTCAATCGTACCTAATAACAAGTTAGGTGGCGCACCATCGATTACAATCGTTAATGAAAACCACTTTGACACAGCCGTTGAAAAAGATATGTTCGCATCAATTGCAGCCGCTTCACCTTTCTTACAAGCACAGACTGAAAAATCAGTTGCACTCGCCTTATCGGGGGTTAATTTCTAATGACCATTACATTCCCCAGAGATTTCCCATTTGATATAAATATTTCTGAAAGTATGTGGAATTTATCCCCTAATCAGGCTCTTTTTTCAAGTTCTTTCACAGGTGATACTCAAACACAATCACATGATGCAGGAAGGGCAGATAAGTGGGAGGGTGTTTATGTTACCCCTCTTCTTGTTCCTGCTGATGTGGCTAAAGTTACAGCTTTTCTCGTATCTTTAAGAGGTCAAGAAAACACATTTAATGCCTTTGTTCCTGATAGAACAAGGGCGGTTAATTTTGTTGCCACAGATTTTACTTTTGATAGTACAGAAGTAACCTTTGATAGTTTGCTCGATACTTTTGATGCTGAAGATTTTCCGGGTTCTGCCTTGGTAAACGGAGCTAGTCAATCAGGGACATCAATAAATACCGATGGATGGAATTTTTTAAGTCAAACTGTATTGGTTGCTGGTGATTTTTTACAAATTGCGAACCAATTATATATGTCTTTAGAAGATGTTGTTACTAATGCGTCTGGGCAAGCCACAATAAACGTTGAACCAGCAATAAGGACAAGCCCCGCTGATAATGATATAGTCATAACAAAGGAACCTGTTATGATTGCAAGATTAAGCCAGCAAATTGACGGTTGGAGAACAGACAATAACAAATTTGGCGTTATAAGTTTCGCCTTTGAGGAGATATTATAATGGCTGATGCTAGTTATACACCGATAGGATTAGGGACAGTACCTAATGATGATACTGGAACTCCGGCCAGAACTGCGGGATCTTCTTTGAATACATTTTTAAGCCCATTAGACTCTGCTCTAGGTGTAGATGATACAGGGTTTATATCAAATATAAAATTAGGCGGTACTTCAGCAAATAATGGTTTAAATGTTTATGAAGAAAATGGTACATTTACGCCTACACTTTTAGATACAAATTTAAACCCATCATTAGGGCAAACTTATTCCGCACAGAATGGGTTTTTTACAAAAATCGGTGACTTGATGCACATTTGGGGTAATATGACCGTTACCGGACTAGGATCACTATCCAATAGTAGGTCGTTTCTTGGAGGAATTCCCAACACACCTACAGCAAATGGAGCAGGGAGTATTGGGAAAACAACGGGTCTTTCTATGACGGCCGGGGTGTCACCATCTCTTGACGTCACTTCGGGCCAAGCAGCATTAGAAATAATTCAATTTGCTAGCACAACTGGTTCTTCTGACTTCCAAGTACAAACCAATTTTACTGCATCTGGTTCTATTAAGTTTTTTGCAACGATAAGGATTTAAAGATGACATATGCACCAGACAAATCAATAGTGACCGATGTTAAAGAAGTTGATGGAGTTGACGTTGATGGAAACTTAATAAAAATATTACACGTCCTGTGGAAAACTCCAGAAGGAAATTCGCATGGGGGGACATTTATCGTTGGTGTATTTATTCCCAATGATGTTCAAAAATTTTTGGATAATTCAAAGGCTAAATGATGACCCGTGACATTGATCCAAATGTTGTAACAGAATTAGAATCATCAAAGTTTCGTTGGGTGGTTTTATTGCGTTTGGATTTCGACAGTGGAACGGTTTTTCTCCATACCGGCGTTGGTGATTTATCTTTTGATGGTAATACATGGTTAGGTGTTGGGGCTATTGGTCAATTATCTGGGGTGGTTGAAAAAGCAGAGGGGGCAGATAATAGAACCCGTGTAACTTTATGCCCTATTCCAAAAGCAGAACTTTCAAATTTAGTTGATGAAGTTACGAATGATGACCCTGTTGGGCGACCTTATAAACTTTATTTTGCGGTTGTTGATAGTGATCGTGAAGTGATTGATGATGCTATAGTTGTTAGTTCCGGCACCATGGATAAGATTGAATTGGTTGATGGAGAGGTAGCTAGTTTATCAATTGATCTTGTAAATGATGCTGCTCGTTTAAAGAAAAGAGTGTCCTTCAAATTAACTAATCAACATCAACAAGGTCTTTTCCCAAATGATTTAGGATTGGCTTTTGTGAATGATTTAGGCCGTGAGATACGTTGGGGATCTGCTCCTAAAACAACAGTTGGAGGTGGTGCTGGCGTAGGCTTTGGAGGAGGCGGTGCTGGTTCTGGTGGTCGTGATGACTCACCCGATCCAGGTGGAAGGTTAAGATTTTGAAAAAGGACAATTGGAAAAATGAACTCATTAAATATTTAGAAGCATGCCATAGGAAAGAATTTTCTTATGGTTTAATTGATTGTTGCACATTTACGGCTGATGCAGTCAAGGCAATGACCGGGATTGATTTTATGGCTGAATTCAGGGGACAATATAAAAATAAAAATGAAGCCCTTAGTGCTATTAAAAATATAGGTTGTGGAAACCTTTTAAAAACCATGAAAGACAAATTTGGGCCATTTGTTAATCGTGGTTTATTTGGTGATGTTGCCTATATGTGGGGAGAAGATGGGCCCACTTTAGGTATTTGTTTAGGTGCTGAAAGTGTTTTTATTGGTGAAGATTTCGGCGGGTCATTAGTTAAAGTTCCAAGTTCTGGATTACGATTTTTTGAGGTGAAATAATGGGTCGTACAGTTGGCAAAATAGCTAAAATTGTTGGTGTTGCTGTTCTAGTTGGGGTAACAGCAGGCGGCCTTGGTCTATTGGGTGGTGCTTTTGTTGCAGGCACAGCAGCAACGGCCACAGCCGCAGCAACAGCCGCTACCTTATTTGGGGTCGCAACTTCAACCCTTACAGCGATTGCTATAGGTGCAACTATTATAGGTGGCTTACTTGCTCCCCCCAGATTTAGCCCTGAGGGAACGGCAGCGGCACAAGGTAACCTTTTATCATTAAATGCGAATAGGGACGCTCCACGGCTCATTCTATACGGTGAAGCCGCTACTGGTGGTGATTTAATGTATCAAGAGGCACTTGGAACGGATAATGTGGATTTATATACCGTTATTGCCCTAGCTGGTCATGAGTGTAATTCAATAACTAGGTTTGATTGGGATGGCACAGAAATTACATTTTCCTCAAATAACGCTGTTGGTAATTTTAATAATAAGATGTTTTTATTTGAACATTTAGGGGCCGAAGATCAAGCAGTTGATTCTACCCTCGATGCAGCAAGTACTAAATGGACTTCTAATCACAGGTTGCGGGGCATTACATATGTAGTTTTAAAAAATGTTTATGATGCTGAAAAATATCAACAAGGTTTTCAAGAGACTAGGTTCTATGTTAAAGGCCGTGAAATTTATGATCCAAGGATCGATAGTAATAATGGGGGAAGTGGAACCCATAGGCTAGACGATAGATCAACATGGGCTTTTTCTGATAATGTAGCCCTTTGTATTGCTGATTATTTGCGCGGTATTCGTATGGCAAACACAACATCAACTTCATATGATGGCCAAGTTATCGCTGGGATGAATATCGCTGATGGCCGGGGTCAAACCACACAAGCAACAATTGATGATGCGAGTGATATTGACTGGGCCAACATAGCAGCACAAGCGGATATTTGTGATGAACTATTTACGTTGAAAGCTGGTGGTACAGAAAAACGCTATACTTGTAATGGTTTTCTAAATCCAAATCCTGACCATGGAGTTAATTTAAACCTTTTAGCTTCTGCAATGGGTGGGTCAGTTTTGAACCAAGGGGGTAAATGGCGTGTATTTGCAGCCGCCCCAATTGTTGCGGTTAAAAGTCGTGGACAAGATGATATTATTAGTTCTTTAAATTACCGTTCTAAAAAAAGCGTTTCAGGCCGGATTAACTCAGTAAGGGGAATAATTGCCGATATTGCAAATGACTATGAAGTAACCCCATTACCAGAAATTATTAATGAAACTTTCAAAACTGAGGATGGTGGCCAAGAGTTATGGCATGAGACAGGGCTTCCATTCACAACAAGCAACCCCACGGGACAACGATTAATGAAAATTATTCTTGAACGCTCAAGGATGGAAAAATTAATTAATTGTTCAATGAATATGAGGGCGATGGCTGACACAGTTGTTGATACAATCAATTTTACCTATGAGCCGTTCAATTTAACTAATTTAAAAATGATTGTCACCTCTTGGTCTCTAAGGTTCGTGCAGCAAAAGAATTCAATCGGTTCATTTATTGAGTATGAAGCACTTGAAGAAAATGATGCTATTTATGCATGGGATGAAACGGTTGATGAACAAGTCCCGGCCGGTAGAGAATTGCAAACAAGGGTTGATATTGAGCCCCAAAACTTAGGCACTTTAACCGGTGATTTAGATGATATTGCAAATGGTTCTATTACCGGCAAAGTTAATCTTGATGCTTTAACTTTAGGTGATGTTGATCTTGGTAACATAGGTGTTATTGGCAAGGATTTAGATAATATAATTGATACAGGAACAAGATTTGCGGCAATTCAAGCTAATGCCGATGATACAAGCGCGAACACTGCCGATGATATTTTTAATATAAATGGAACCACTGTTGGTGATGTTATAAATTCTGGTGGACAATTAACAGATTCACAAGTGATACAACCTAATAGGACAGCAGGTCCTGGGGCTTTAACTGCAACTAGCCCACTTACCGCCATTGATGCCGGTGCCACAGCAACAATAATAATTGCCACGCATGATCTATTTGTTGGCTCCTCCACAGGGATTAGCTATACAAGTGGTACAATAACTCTTCAACCCTTCAGTACAGTAATTAGAGTTTACACTGATGATCCAACATGGGCCGGGGGTTCAGTAACCTATGTTTCGGCAATATCAACGGTTGAACTTGCCGAGGACCCAGGAAGATATTACGTTGGTACAATAACAACTCCTGCTGATGGCGGCGGCGGTACAGGTGGCGATGGTGGCGGTGGCGGTAACCCATTATAAGGAAAGATTATGGAAAGAATTAATGGATTAGATATAAATAAGACTGACCGAGTTTATAAAATGGAGTCTGGTCGGATGATAAAAATTAGGGTTCTTAAAAAAGAAGTTTTAAAAGAATGCGCATCATTCACAATTAGTTGTTTCCATGTTGATGAGAAGGGCAAAGCATTGATTATTGTAAATGAATGTGAAGATTTGTCTCACGTATTGGCCCCACCTCATGTTGTTACAATTCCATTTAATGCAATAGAAAATCCCATTGATGTTCTTCAAAAGCAAATAAATGGATATACCTTCACCAAAACGATTGACGGAAAAGAAGTAGAAACCGTTATAAAAGGTCGTCTTGAAATTGATGATGCTGTTTTCAAAACCATGGAAGATTTGAATAATTTAGAGGAACAATGGTCAAAAGGCTGAAAATAATGTAATTTAAATAGAAACAACAATCACGTTGTAATTAAAGGAGTAGTAAAATGGGTAAAGATATCCCTTTGGCAGAAATGCCAGAAGATAAGGTTCATGGAAAAATGATTGCACGTGGTCGTCATTCTTTTGGTGTTTATGCAGATGGTCATATTGTCACACATGAAGAAACCGAGAGCATTGATCATGCAACACAAGAATGTTGTGGTTCTGGTGGTGGCTGTAATCCTGTTTATGAAATTTGTCCATAAATGATTAATTTTTACTATATCGCCCCGTCAATTTTATTGATTTTATGCCTATTCTCTTTGTGGTCATTTGAACATAAGGTTGCCGGGGTAATAGTTATTGTTGCCCAATCAATAAGTTTTCTAATAGATGGTAAGGTTTCAATTCTATATAATGAAGGCATCCTATATGGAGGCTTAGGAGTAATAATTTTAAGCGCGTCTGTCTCTTATGCTTACCTCTGGTTTTATGATCGAGATAAACATAAAATTTTACTTAAAATGGGCCTCGTATCACTTCTGTTCACTGTTATTCATTTCTTTTATGTGACTGGATATATAGTAGATAAAAACGTATTTTCCGGTTTTGTTTATCACCAATATCAAAATATTCAATTTATTTTGTACCTTTATATGATCTCTTTATTTGGATGGTCAGGAATTATGGGGATTTATCGTGAAGTTTATAAATTATTTAATTTCAATAAACCAAGAGAAACCATTATTAGCAGTTATGGGGATTGTTCTGATAATAGCAGCACTAACGGTATTATGGGGAAACAGGATAAAATCAGGTTTAAAATCAAAAGAACAACGAAAAAAAATAGAACAAGAAACAAAGGATTTGAGGGATGATTAAGTCTACCGTAATGGAATGGGTTTCTGTTATAAGTTTTGTTGGGGCCACAGCAACGGGGGCCGCTGAAGCTTTTGATTTAGTAGATTTCACATATAAGTCAATTGTTTTGGTTGGCACTTTTGGTGGTTTATATTTGGGTTATTGGTCGAAGAAGGAATCCATAAGATTACGTGAGGCTGAATTAGAACTCGCAAGAGAAAAATTCAACCATGATAAAGACAAATAATGTGGATAGTTATAGCACTTTTAATCTTTATGGCCGCTGTTGTTCTTTATAAGAATAGGAAAAAACTGTGAACTTCTCACCTGATACAATCATTGACGAAATTATCCGCCTTGAAGGCGGCTATACCGATGATCCCAAAGATAGCGGTGGTGAAACCAACCATGGAATTACAATCGATGTTGCCCGTGACAATGGGTACACCGGCCACATAAAAGATATGAGCGTTAATTTTGCCCGTTCTGTTTATCTTGCTAAATATTGGAAGCCGATAGGTGGCGATGAAGTCCTTGAATTAAGCGAAGCCGTTGCAGAAGAAATGATGGACACTGGCGTTAATATGGGAACCTCAAGGGCTGTTCGTTATCTGCAACGGTCATTAAATGCTTTGAATAAACGTGGTGTACTGTACCCTGATATTGAAGTTGATGGTGGGGTTGGTGATAACACATTATCAGCCCTTAATGCATATTTACATACCCGTGAAGAAGAAGTTTTAGTAAAAATGTTAAATTGCCTTCAAGGTGCAAAATACGTGAGACTTTCTGAAAAAAATGAAAAGGACGAACGGTTCATTTATGGATGGTTCAAAAACAGGATTGGAATTTAAGATGAGTATTTTAAGCAAAATATTATCACCTGTAACAAGTATTATTAGCGGTGTTCTTGATAAGACCGTTGTTGATAAAAATGAACGCGAAAGACTTAAACAAGAAATTGCCATGGCATTAATCACTGAAGGCGAAGCACAGTTAGAAGCACAAGCCAAAATTATTGTTGCTGAGGCAAATGGATCATTCTTACAACGCAATTGGCGACCCGCAACGATGGTTACATTTGTCGCCCTTGTTGTTCTTAGATGGTTAGGTTTGACAGATACCACGATAACACCAGAACTTGAAATTCAACTTATGGAGCTAATTAAAATAGGGCTTGGCGGTTATGTTGTTGGTCGTAGTGCTGAGAAAATTGCCTCAAGTTGGAATAGAAAATGATCGATAAGCAATCAAAATTAATATCCATATCAAAGAAAATAGCAGCCGTGGGCGTTGTTATCGCCTTTCTTGGTACATTGGGATATAATATTGATTATAGGTTTGCCCTTGCCTCTGACGTTGAAGCGGTGCAAGAAAAGAATGACGAAAAGCATAAGCAACATGAAATACGTCAATTGAGGGCTGAAGCTCGTTATATTATGGATAGAATACATCATTCAAAAGAAGATAATAATCCTGATTTGGTGGCCGAATTACAGGCAAGACTTAAAGAAATTGAAATGGATATTGCTGCGCTTGAGAAATCTTAATAACCGTTCCTCTCTGTTAACTTGGCCCTGCTATTTCTCCATGATGGCAGGGTTTCTTTTTGCCAAAAAAATACCCCGAATTAACGGGGCAAGTTTGGGAGGAAATATTTTAATCCTGAGGCCATTTTTGACTAATAAGTTCTGATGCCTCTTTTGGCTTGAGGGTTTTAACTTTAACCTGAACAATAGCCAAGCAAAACGCATAAGCCCCGAACACCAGAAACAGCGACATAATATCATGTTTTACAGCCAGCGCCCCCAATATGAAGGCGGCAACTATGAGCCACATATAGATGAAGTTTTTATTCATGATCGTTCCCCTTACATATTTAAAAAATCTTGACACCCACCGTTATCAACTTGCAATCCTTGTTCCCTACGATACTTGGCAGCGTTTACGGTGTTTGATACGTTCATTGCTGTTTGATAGATTTTTATCCTGTGGTTCTTTCTGGTCCCGGTGTCTATATTTGAGAATGATCTTGTGCAGTTTTTTTCAGAACAAACCATTGATTTTTTAGGTTCGTGCCTAACATCAAGAATTTCAAAATTCATTAAGCATCTATTGCATTTTACACTAGGCATCGGACAACTCCTTTTTCCTATCAATTGCTGCATTGCTTATTGTGATTTGATCACCTTCGCTTTTCTTGGCAATACCCAAAGACTGACAAGTTATTAAGGTGTCAACTTCATCTTCTGTTCCGCAATCACTAAGGGCTTTAATAATATCATTTCGTGAAAGATGTTTTGATTTATCTTTAATTGGTTCTGGGGTAGTGGAGTCAGCGTCTACCGGGGGGCTGGTGTCTTCTGACTCCACGTTACCCGCTTCTTGATCCTGGGAGGTTGGATCAACGGGAATTTCATCAGCATCAAGGCATATGGCCTGAAGCTCTTCCATATTGGTTTTAATAATAGCCCTTTCATGCTCGTTCAATGTATTGAAATGAACAGTGAAAACTTCTTTGCCTTGCTTGGCTGCTATACGGGCCGCATCCAATAATTCAGCAGCTTTGTTTTCTTCATCAGTATCAACATTTCCCATGTCAACTTTCAATTGTTTGACGATGTAAGGCGTCTTTTTCCCTCTTGATACGGTTAGAGGGAAATGAAGTTCTCTGTCCATATGTGACATGTGACTAATGCGAATACCGCCTACTGCATTGGGACCAAACGTAATAGTTGGGTCACCAAATAAAGTCATTGATTTGCCAACGTATTCAATACCATCATCACCCCATGCCTCAACCATGGCCCGGCGCATTGATAAGCCCGGTTTGTAAGGTTTTCCACCATCTCCTTCATAGTGAACGCTTATGGGCTGTTGTGGGTCTGTATTACCCTTAACGCCCGTAATGGTAATGGTGATGCTTTTCCCATTAGGAATATCATCATAATTTAACTGGTCTGTTTTTGGAGCCGTTTTCATGTCAATTGAATTATTCATGTCTTTATATCTCCTGTGTTAATTTTTCTTCTAGGTGTTGGGGTTAGGCGTGGGTCTTTCACGGCTTCTAAATATTTTTCATGATTTTCTTTAAGAACTTTTTCAAAGCCTGTAACCGCTTCATGAATTTTGTCTTGGAATTTTGCTATTGGTTCAACATCAATTGTCACCATTGGGTTGCCATTGCAGAAGCTAATAAATTTAACGTACTTTCTTTCTGAACAATATAAACCGCCTTGCAATTGCATCATAAAATCGGTTGGAACAGGATCTTCAGTGCGACCACATACATGATCTAAAATTGTTTGTATCTGGTATTTAGGCACCCTAGATTTAATTTCTATACTGCCATCATCATCAATCAAACCATCAGGGGACCAACCAAAATTGAAACCATTTTTTCTATTAATTACAAAGCCGCAACGAGTTATTTTATCACCATATTCTTTTTCGTATTGCTTGACCGCATATTCTTCATCATCAAGGCCGCGCTGCATATCCCATCCAAAATATCCATCACGATTAATTTCACCGTCAATTCGTTGGGAAAGAATATCATCATAGAAAAGGCGGCTTTTTTCTGAGGCTGAAATCTTTAAAGTTTTGGCAGTTATGACATTCTTTAATTGGCTTGCAGAGAGCATGCCAAGCTTGAGTTCCATCCATTCATCACTTAGTTGGGCTAAATTATAGTAATATTCAATGCCGTTCACTTCTTCAAATTCTAATTCTGTTTTGGTCATTTTATTCGCTTTCTAAGCTGCTTGTTGTTTTTTTTCAATTAAGGATTTTATCAGGCCATATTCAGCCCTTAATGTATCAACTAAACATCTGACAATTTCTGGTTCGTGAACTTCATGACTGCCAAAATCAATTCCCAAATACCAAGATAAAGAATTTTCTGCCTTATGAAAAAGAACCACTTGCCCTTCGTATAATTCATTGTAAGAGGGGATGAATGGCTGATCAGATAGGTGTATTGTCCCATTATAATCATCGGTCATAAGTTCCCCACCAGCGAAAGGCAACGTGTACCAACACCCATGACGTTTTCCATACCTTGTCCCATGCTCACGCATTAAACTTCTGAGTTCGCTATATGTTTCTTTATCGGTCATGTTATCACCTCAAAAAATGCCATGATTAAAATTGCAACAACGGCCAAGATAGGGACCCAAAAATCAGGGCCCCGCCTATGGCCACCAGTTCTATGTTTATATGGTTTCATAATGATAACTCCGGTGTTTTATTTTCAGCTTCAGACCAAAATAAGGCAATTGCAGATACCATTCGTCCTGTTTCTGATTTTACATAAAGTTCGTTGATTTCATTAGTTACTTCGGATCCATCAGGGGTGAGAATTTCTAACTCTTCAACAACATATTCATCACGAAAGCTATTTGAGCCCTGGCCTTGTTCAATACTTTCAATTGTATATTTGGCTTTGCATTTCCATTCTATTGATAAGAATTCAAAAGTGAATTCAGCCTCAGTATCAAATGATTTATTTCCTGCTTTGCTTTTCATGATTAACCCTTCCCGTGATTTTCTGTCGTGCCCAAATAAATGGGCGTTAGTGTTAATAAATTATTATATCTGTTCCGCCTTGGGCGCAGCCGTATTGTACTTCTACGCACACAACCTCTAATCGTTCCATTTTATGCCTGAACAATTTTCTTTTCTCATCACCCGCCTCACTGCCTGCTCCATT